GTCTTTTAAACCAATGTCATCATTAGTTTGAGTAGTAAAGAATGTCAACCTTGTTGGGTTTCCTTGATGGTCAATTAAGTCATAACCTTCAACATAATTACCATACATCAATCTATTACCCATTAATGTTTGTGCCTTTGCTAATCTAGGAACATTATCAAACAATCTTAGTATTTCAGCTTCAGGAAGAATTGTAAATATCTTACTGTTAGTAAAGGTGTATGTATAATCTTGATTGTCGTTATATGCGTTTTCTACTTTATCTAGTTTCTCTATAATCTTTACGACATTACTATCGTTGTCCTTGAATAATAAATCTATACCCTTTACTAGTGGACCACCTGAATTAAAAGTAATCTCAGCAGTATTAGTAAAGTTTATCATTCCTTCATTTAAATAACTATCAGGAGAAAATAAAAAGCCACCGGGAGTAAATGCTGCAGTTGAATACTGAGATGTAGCAGAATACTCATCATCGTTATATTTATATCTATATCCAAAACAAAGAAATCTATCCTCCATATATGTAGACTCACCTGCCGTAGCAAGTAATCTAACATTAGGAGAACTAGTAGGTGGTTTTTTAATAACCATAATTTCATCATATGTGAAACCATCTAACCCATTAGTAGGGTCACCATAATTAAAATTTACATTAATTTTTCTTGGAGGATTTGTATTATCTGTAAAAAATAAAAGTCTATTATCTACAAAGTCAACACCTGTTATAAGATAATCAGGGTCAAAGTTTAATGTTGTTTTAGTTCCCGAACCATCGTCAACACTTATAACGTGATATGTAACTGCCTGTGAAATTGTATTATAAGAACAAATCATATCGACAATCCCTGTTGGAGAACCTGCACCTTCAAAGGTTGGGTCGTGTACAAACCAATAAATAGTTTCATTAGCACTATCTTCATATGCTCCAATACAACGAGCAGCATCACTTAGTGGTGTACCATTATATCTTATGGTAGTCAGCTTGTCGTTACCTTTAGAATTTTCAATAACTCCAATCTCTGCTCCTTCAGTAGAACCCATACGAACATTCAATGCATCAATGTACTCCCCGTTTGGAACGAGTCGTTCATCAACCATTTTATTCATTTTGCCCTGCGTAAAGTTTCTTGTCGTGTTTGCCATATTACTTAATCCACTTATCTCTACCCCTCATATTCATTAATAATCTTCCGGGGTGTATATTACTTATTCTAATTTTTGCATTTCTCAATAGTGCTGCACTTTTCTTTCTAAGTCTTGCTACTATATATTCCTGAACTCCTACTTTAGAGCCAAGGATTGCATATTCAATAGCTGCATAAATGTAATCTTCAAACAGTTTGTTTACTTGTACCAAACCATCATTACCATTTTCCATACCATCAGAAACATACTCAAGTATGATTAACTCATTAGCCACACCTGAACTAAAATTAATTACACCACCTTTAGGGTTAATCTTAAAAGTAGGATTTGCATTAGCAGTTTCTGTGTTTAATCCATAACGTGCACCAATGCCATATTCAAAATACCAATTACCATCACAACTATATCCGGACTTTCCATACATCTTTGAATTTTGGTTTAAGTATATTGATTGTTTACCACCTCTAATTCTTTCGTAATCAATAGTAGAATTTTGTGGAGATAAAGCATTACCATCAATGTCAAATAATATTCTACAATCATTGTCTTGTAAATATGCACTTGACCAATTGGTTTGTATATTTTCTGTTAAAGGTTTTAGTAAACCATTTTGATATAAAGAAACTCTTACCCAATTAACATAGTCAGATGGTAAAACATATCTTAGTGTATCGCATACGTTTAGTTCTAAGATTTTTATTTCTTTAAATGCATCATAGTTCAATTCTTGTATTGCACGTTTTGCGTGAAATAAAACCTTGTATCTTTCTTCATTATTAACAAGACTATGATTTCCTGAATACATTAGCATAAAATTGTTAACTATATCTTCCAAAGAAACATATTGATATGAACCCCAATTTGCATTCTCAGGTTGTTGTCCACCATTCTCGTAATATTGATATTGAGTTATATAAGCCATAATTATCTTTCTGTTGTTGTGTTAGCAGTTTCTTGTGCCTGTCCAAATTGTACTGAACTTACTTCTCTAATCGACATACCTGCGTACTGTAATATTTTATTTACCAAATTGACCTCATCATCTAGAGGTAATTCAAAGTCCTGATAGTCTGCAGCACCTTGGTCAAATGAAGGTTCGCCACCGGGTAAATCAACATATGTCCATTTAGGTGGTTTAGGGAATCTAATGTATTGACATTGAACCGAACCATACTCATCTATAGTATCAGGATATAAAACTAAATTTGGTTCTTGATGTGAGTAAGCCGGAAACATTAAGTTAGGAGCAGTAAGTATTGAGTTGTTCAACATAGTTATCTTACTATTCGTAACTTTTTCAGCTTCTTTAACAGGCTTAGTTGAATATATCAAATACTGCATTTGTGGGTTTATAAAACTATCAAATGGATTTCCATTGTAGTCAACTAAAGTTAATTCAGTTTCGCTAACAACTACACTTACATACCCAATCTCAGGTGGGTTAGATGATAAGTTTACTACTATATCATTTACTTGTACACCACTAGCAATAAAGGTTGCAGTATTATCAATTAAAGATTGTACCTGCAAAGCAGTATTGGTGCTACTAACAAGTAGCTTTGAGTATATAAGTACTTTGTTTAAAAGGTAATAGCTATCACCTGTAGTAGTTAAACTAGGTGTAAAAAACCTATTACTATACTGATGCGATAAAAATTTAGTTTCAGAAAACGTATTTATTACTTCCTCTAATCCTTTCGTTATATCAGCATACCCTGTCCCTGATTGACGAGCATTTTCTTTTTGTAATTGATAATTGTACTGATAAAAATAATTTTCAAATAAATCTAACTGTGCTTGTTTAGCATATAAGTTAAAGTCAGATGGGGATATATAACCATAATTATTTTTATTCAGAACAGACATTACCGTTTGTCTAACTGAATTTATCATCTGTTTTCTTTTCTACAAAGATAATGAAAAAAAAAGACCCCTTCGTTTTTAGAAGAGGTCCTTGATTTGGTGTTGGTTAAGGGTTAATCTAATAAGGATTCTAAGTGTTCTAGAACCTCAACTCCATCATCTGATTGCATATACTGACAAACTATATCAAGAGCCTCTTCCCCAAACGGTACATTAAGTAGTTTGGTTTTGTTAGATGCAGTATTAAACCATACTTCTTTTCCACTTTTTCTGAAACCTAAAAGTCCATTGTCAAAGAATCTTTGTACGGTTCCCATAAGTTTTAAGTCAGGGTCTTTAATTACATCTAAGAAATCTTGAGGATTATTTTTAGCATAAACCAATATATCTCTTTTCATTTCTGCAGTAGAAACTTTAGATGTGTCAGTATTAAATAATACTCTACATACATTTTCTAGTTGCTCTAGTGATAGTTTCTTAGCTTCAACTAATGCATCAGCTTCTACCATAAGTGCATCTACTTGTGCTGCTGCATCTTTGCTTTCGTTAATCTCAGTAAATGTTTTACCATTTAAAGTATGATAGTGTAAAAACTTTTGTAGTATTTGATTTTCCTTAGGTACATATAAAAACCCATCCTCAAAAATGATTGGTTCTAAAACCACATTTTTATCTTGCTCATCTCTGAAACAAGAGTTTTGGTTTCTTGCATATCTAAGTTCACGGTTGACACCTGTGCTCTCATCAAAATGTAATAAAGGAAATCTTCTTGAATGTTTTGTTGGTAGCATATAAGTGAGAGGTGCTACTCCTCTTAGAAGCTTGTAACTCTTGTCTACAAACTTTTGTTGTTTATTTTTTTTCATTGTATTTAAAATTAAATTAAAGTAAAAAAAGGGGGGATATAATTCCCCCCTTAATAGTTATCTATCTTATGCTTGGAATAAGAAGAAGTTGTTAGCACCTAAAGTACATACTGCTCTTTCAGATAAGAAGTGAACTTCCATAGCATCTTTGCTAGAAGTTCTTGCTCCACCTGCAGAACCTGTAATCCAAGTTTTGTAACGTCTGTCTTCTGTTTCTGAAGCTCTATATCTAACGTGCAAGAATGGTCTTTTTGCATTCTTACCTAGGATTTGGTCATATACTGAAGTAGAACCGGCAGGAACTAAAAGTCCATTAATTCTACCTGACCCTGCACCTGCAGGTAAACCACCCCTCATTGTTGGGTCGTTCAAGTATTTCCAATCAGACTTATAGAAGTCGTAACCTCTTCTAAATCCTGTGAATCCTAAGTTAAGTGCCATTTCTCTCTCATTGTCAAATAGACCATAAGAAACACCACCTGCTGCATTAGAAGATTGCTCAGAAAGCATATCATCAATGTCAAAAGAGAAATCTCTATCAACAAATACAACATTCTCTTCGATAGCACCTTGCTTGTCTAACCTTGAAATAATAGTATCCCATTGGTCTAGTTGGTCAGGGTTACCACCTGCCCATACATTACCTCTCTGTCCAACAACATAGAAGATTCCTTCAGAACCTTTGTTACCGTACTCAGGGTTTACTGCAGGGTTTACTGCACCACCATTAGCTTCAGCAGGAACTGCTTCAATCATAGCCGTTTCTAGGTAGTCATCGAATCTCAATCTAGTTTCGTGCTCAGACTTCAAATACCATAGGTATCCGTTAGCACCATTCTCAGTAGTTACTTCTACCCATCCAATTTGAGCCATATCAGAACCTGATACCTCATACTTATCTTTAATGATAATTGGAGAGTTCTCGAAGATTAGGTCGTCAGCTTCTAAGCTTCCTTCCATTCCTGATGTTCCTTTTTTAAATTCAGAACCATAGATGAAAACTGTGAACTTCTTACCTGCACCTGCTACAGGAATACCGTTTGCAGGATAAAATGCTACGTCAAAAGTGAAGTTAGTTAAGTCAACTGCAGTTACGATTCCTTTTACAGAACCTCCACCTGCGTTGTCACTAATCATTACAGTCTGACCTGCTCTAATAGCAATACTATTAGTAGCACCGAAAGCAGGGTTACCTGCATCGTTTACAGTAAAAGTAGCTTCGTCAGCATTAATTACTGCTGCCGTAGTACAATCTACATATTTAGTATGCAATCTACCTTGTTCTGCCCATTTGATAAGGTCAGAGTTAGATGGCATTTCTGCTCCTACCATTCTTAGGAAGGAACTAATTGTTCTATTACCGTATCTTTCAAATTCTTTTTCATAAGTATCAGGTAGATACTGATTCAAGAAGTCGAAATTAGTAATATAGTTTGATGCAACCGGCACTTGTTGTGCTGATGGTTGTAAATCAAAACCGGGTACACTTTGTACACTCATAATTTCTAATTTTTTAAGTTTAACATTTATTTATTTTTACTTCTAATCCGTAGACCACTTCTACTTGGTGGTGTTACAGATTTGATTTGCAAACCGTTGGTTGACTTAGTTACTTCAGGAGCAGAACGAGTTGACATATTTACATTTTTCAACTTCTTCATAGTTTCATCTGCTGCTGCAGACTTCCCTTGCTCATAAAAAAACTTTGCAAACTTTTCGGGATGCATCGCCATTGCTAGTGACCTGTGGTATCCTGCTGCATCTTCCAACTCCCCATTTTCTCCTAAGAATTTTTTTACAAAATTCTGTGGATTGTTTTGAAGGGACTTGAGTTCTGTAGCATCACCCGGAGCAAAACTAAATTTCTTGTCATCTAACGTAAACTCAAAACCTTTGAACTCACTAAACAAATCATTCGTCTTCTTGTCATACAACTCTCTCAAACGAGATTGTTGTTCCTGAACTGTCTTCGCTTCAGCTATATATTTACGATAGTCTTCCAATTCTTTTGCTGACTCAGAACTTGTCAAGTTATCTCCCCTTGACTCAAGAGGAACTTTATATAGTTCTTGTTGCTTCGCAAAAAAATCTTTGGCTTTCGCAATAGTTTTTTTCTTTGCTAATTTAATTTTTCTTATTTGCTTTTCATCATCAAGTTCTTCATCAAACGAATAATCCTCCATAAGGTGGTTTATATCATCTGCATCTAAACCTTTCTCAGTAGCAGTAAGATATTCTCTTAGCAATCTATCAGGTTCCATTTCATCATAGTTTCTTTGCATCTTAGCAAAGTCATCGAATCCACGACCTGTTTCTTTTTTATACTTTAGATACTTAGCTACATCTTCAGGTAGAGGTTTTTCCTCTCTCTGTTGATTTAGTTCGTCAAGAGATTTAATCTCTTTACCGTATCTATTTCCAATAAATTTAAGAACGTCTTCCTCGTTTAACTCTGAGGATTGAGTTTTAATTTCTTCTTTTACTTCAGGTGTTTCTTTTACCTCTGTTTGTTCTACAGGGGTATTTTCTTCTTTTAATTGGACCTGTTCTGTTTCAACTTTTTCTACAGGAGTATCATCATTAAGTTTCTCCTCGTGCTTCTCCAATAGTTTGTTTTCAATTTCTTGTACTGACTTCTCTTCAGTACCCTCTACTGCTTTAACTTTTATTTCCATATTATATTAAATTTAATTTTATACAAAGTTACACAAAAAATCATATAGTTTTAGACTATTATCTAGGCTCAAACTCTGCTAAATCAAAACCATCCAAACTATCCTCGTTTGATTCAAAGTTTATTGGAGGTAAATTATTTTTTCTTTGATTAATCATTTTTGATTGCTCTGTATTAGCCTGACTAATTCTCTGTGCTTTCTTATCTTCTTTAGCATTTTCTCTATCAGCCAATCCTTGATTATTTAGTTTAGCTAACTCAACATTAAGCTGAAACTCTTTATCCATTAACTGAGATTTCAACATAGCTTCGTTTTTCATCTTCTCAATTTCAAATGCAACGTCAGCTTGTCTGTATTCCATTTTAGCTTGATTTTCCATTTGAATCTTTTGAACCTCTTGTTGTTGTTTCATCTCTTGAGCCTTCAACATTTGCTGAGATTGCATAGCTTGTTGTTGCATTTGCATCTTCTCTTCTCTTTCTTGCTTACCAACTCTCTTCATTTTTAAAAGTTGATTAGCAAGTTTAAGGTTTTTTACTTCACGAATGTCAATAGCATCCTCCAAATTAATATCACCCTTGGATAAAGCCATTTGGATATTTTGTTCCAATTGTTGTTTTTGCTCTTCGTCAGGAGATAATTCAATGAATATACCAAAGTCATATATGTATAAGTCATTAATGTCATTAAGGATTGATACATTGTATTTACCAATTTGATTGACAAACTCTTCTTTGAAATCTGCATACTCTAAAATATCAGCAACTCTATAAGTTAATGCTTCTGCTAAACTTCTATATATGTATAAGCTACCATCTAATATATGTCTAGTAGCTACATTTGAATTTAGTGCAGCAAGTTTTTGTAATCCAACCAATGAATTAGGGTCAGGAGTAGAACCATCTCTAGCTTCATTTAATCCTGTTACATTTCTTATTTGATTTAAGTAATGATTGTAATTACCAAGAAGCATTTGAGTTTTACTAGCACCTGAACTTGATTGTAATTCTTTAATAGGTACTCTACCTTGGTTAAAGTCACCCTCTTGTGTGTAACTTCTACCAATTACAGAACCTGTTTGAAAATATAATCTCAATGCATCTTCAGGATTATAAGCATTACCTGTGCCTACATCAACCTCGTTAAGTCCATCTGCATCAATAAACACACCATCAGGTACAACTCTAGAAATTACTTGTTGTAGTTTCAAGTGAGTTATTTGAATTAAATCTGCAAATGGAATCATTCTTCTTACTAGAGATTCAATAGCACCCTTATACATTCTAGGTGCAGCAGCTACATAATTTGGTATTGCGTGTTGCGTAGCTGATTGTGGTCTAACCATATTCTCCATAAGTTTCCATTGGAGAATTATGTTTGTACCCATTACCATTACACCTTCATACCATACATCAATAGTTTTTGAAACTTTCTCAAAGTTTTGTTCTTCCTGCATTTCAACAGGTGGGTTGAATGAGTCATCTTTCTCAATCATACTCACATTACCATTATCTTTTACTTTTCTTTTATAAACAACTTTTTTAGTTGTCTTATAATTAAAGTACATTAAGGTTGCAGTATCTCTATAGAAAATATCATTCTCATAAAACTGTGCAGTATTGTAGTAATCATACCAACTTTGTGAATACTGTGATATTTCTTCTAAGTCTTCATTAGTTAATGATGGGTCAATCTTTTTAAGTTCAATGATTGGAAGTGTTTTGATTTCTCCCCAATAAAAACAATCTTTAAAATATGGGTCTTCTGTATAACTGTATACTATATTAGCAGGGTCTACATATTTTATATTAACACCATCACCCGGCAAGAACTCGTGCTTTGCACAAGAAATACCTAAGACAGTCATATCATAGTCTAATCTTTTTCTAATATCATTGTATTTGTTTTGTTCAAACAAAGTACTAATGGCTTCTTCTTCAGCTATTTCAATTGCAGGTTTATAATTTAACTGCATAAATAACTTTAACTCTTCATCTGTATTTGGTAACTCATCGGGTTCTACAGTAAAAGGATTTGCTCCTGTTTTTTCTTGGATAGTTTGGAGCATAGGTTTTGCAGCCATTTGCCCTTCAATCATAGTTTGATACTTGCTTCTTTTTGATTGTGATATTGCGTCTTGTGCATAAGCTTTAACGTGGAACTCTCTGTCCTGCAAACCATTCACAACAATATCAACAAACTTTGGTAGTATTGGAACAGGTGTCCAATCTAAATTCAGATAAGATAAGTCACCGTCAATTGCTAATTCGTTTTTGTATTTTCCTATTGGTTGTTCTCCTCTCGCATATAACCTTAAACGATTGAAGTCCCTCCATTGATTATAATATCTACATTGATTTCCGTCTTTTTTAAACCATTCATATTGAATTGCTTGACCAATTTGTAACCCAAATTCGACTGTTTCTTTTTCTGAATCTGACACAAACTGACTAGGAAAACCTGCAGATGATATGTTTATATTTACTTTCTTCATCTGATAATTTCGCTATATTTACCCTTGTTAGTATACCTTGCAAAGTTAACCTTTATTTTTGAAAGTTTTTTCTCAGGTAAATAAAGATGTTTTTGTGTTGCCATTATAGCTAAACCTGAACTAATAGCAGCATCAAACTTAGTTCGATTACTTATATCAAACTTTGCCCAATCCTCTAAGGTTCTAGTAAAAACCATATCACCCATTTCTAAATCATCTTTCATACCAATATGGTTTTCGATATAAGATTCAATAGCTGATGCGTGTGCTTGTTTTACATCTTCACTTGAGTTAGGTATACCTCCTAATTCTCTTTCAGTTTTAGATAACTTTGTATAAATTTTATCAGGTCTATTCATACAGAAATTTCTGTATCCCCTGTTTTTAAAATGATACAATAATCTAGGTTTGTTATTTTCTATTAAAATAGGCATCCCATAAAAAACACAAGCCATTAAAACATCTTCAAAAAATATTTCTGCAGTTTGTGGTCTAGCAATATATTCAAGAAAAAATTCATTACTTGGTGCTTCATCCATATTAAACATAGTCTTTCCGTGTAATGCTCCATTAGAACCACCACCACCAACTACTCCTGATATGTCATAACTGTCACATCCAAAAGCACCTATGTGTTCATTGCCGGGATACTTGTTACCTTTTCGTGTTACAACATTATTTTGTAACACACTATTAGGTGTCCAAGAAACAAAGAATCTACCCCTGTTGTCAGGAGAGAATATAACCTTAGTATCTTTAACACCATTCAACCAACGCAGATTCCCACGAGTAACGTGATGGTCTATAATTATAGAGTCATTGTAATCTATCTGTTGGTATATTTTTGTAAGATTGAATATTGATTGTTTACTCTCATCTCTAAATGCGTGAGATTCACTTCTAGGAAATTGTCTATAGTATTCGTTTAGAGCATCGGGGTCATTCTTTAATGAATCAACTTCTGCTTCCCAATAGTTTACTGCACCCTGATAAATATTTTCTCCATCAATACCTTTGATTTCTTGCTTAGGTGTTTCTAATACAGGCATTCCATACATATCTATGAATCCCTCCATATTCCATTCCATTGGGATGAAAAGTGAATACATACCACTTTTAGTTTGACCATTTGCATTTCTTTGTAGTACGTTAGAATCTGTGTATAGTTTTTTAAAGTTACTACCACCTTTGTCTAAAGCATTTGATGTAGAACCCATCATACACTTTCCAATAATCTTACTTCCAAGACGTAAACAAGTTTTCGTTACTCTCCAATTATTTAAAATATTATTTGGTTTAATCCACTTACCACTTTCATCGTGTACTAAAAGCAAAAGCTTTTCACCATCATATGAGTTGTCATCTGTGTTCTTCCAATCTATTGTGGTATCCAACCCAAACATTTCATCCTGAGTTGTTTCATACATATTCTTTTTTGTAATCTTAGCTGCCGGAATCCTAAAAGCTAATTCAGTTTTAGGTTTGTCCATACCATCCATTATAGGTTTAAAAAAGAATGGAAGTCTACTATTGATTGGAACAACTTTATCAGTAAACATTTTTTTAGCATCCGAACCTGTCTTTGACAGTATGCCAACTCTAGAATCTTTAACTAAAGTTCCGGTGTTTACACATTCAGAAGATGACATAAATGAAAATCCTGAACGTCTTATCTTTAGATAAATCATTCCAAAACTTCTTTTGTCTGCCTTACAAGCTTCCCAAAACAAAAACAATATTCTATTAGCTTCTCTAAAATCAGGGTATCCTATATCAATACTTGTCCATTGTAGATACATATAATGTGCACCTGTTATATAAACAGGTTTGCCATTAGACATATACCAAAAACCTGCTTCTCTTCTATCAAACTCTTCTTCAATATAATCAACCCATCTGTCTTTAAAGTCTGAAGACATTTCATTCCATTGAAATATAGATTGTATTTTAGACAGAACCTTAGGTAGTTCTACTCTCTCCCAATATTGTTCTTGCTTCTTTTTACTTCTAGAATGAATATCTTTGGGTGGTTTAGGTAGTGCAATACGAAGACCTTGAACTTCTACAATATCTTCTATCTGTCCGGTCTTAGATATAACAACAAAATCATACTTAGGGTTATAGCCGTATTTCCACGTTTTAGCCTTGTTCTTAGACGTTAAAACATTTTTTGGTACAACACCCTCAAGTATGTTATATAAGCTATTTAGACCTTCTTTCTGCAAATCCTTGTTTTGTATCTGTTTTTTTAATTCCTTTTTCTAAAGAATCTATAGCTTCTCTTTCTGCTTCAATACGATTAAGTATTTCAAAAGCATCAAAGATTGCTAACTTCTTTGTAGCTGCTGCATTTTTCAACCTGTCAGCAGACAAGTCATCTTCAGGGTCGTGTTTAATAATCGCTTCCTTCGCCACCTTTATCAGTTGCTCTACTGCCCTGTGTCCTGCTTCTATTATTTTTAATTTTATTTCTTTTGATTTCATTATTAAATCTTTTGCTTTTTCTTATTGGTATAGGTGAACCATCGTGTTCATTCCATTCATCATTAAAGTACATCCAATCCCATTCTCTACTCATTTTTATAAAACATTACATAGACTATTCTACCTTCTTGCCAACTTTCATTTGGATATTTACTGTGAAAGTAATTACAAGGATAAGATATAAGCCTATTAGGTTTGTATCCTACAACACTTTTCAAACTCCATTTAGTTAAATCATTTGAATCTTCTTTTAATATAGTATCAAATTCTTTATCAGAAATATTACTTGGCATAGTTTCTCCCATAGTTGAATGTTCCCAAAACGCAGTACCGTGCAACTCTTTCATAGTTGACTTTGATAAATAAAGCACTAATGCTCTATCAGGCTTTTCGTTATTTATAATTGTATCTGCGTGAATCCTCCAATCTTTATCTACTTCATTATTAGATATTCTAAAAAAACTTAATATTTTTCTTATTGGTTTATTTTCTGCAACTGACAATTCAAAAGATACAATGTCGTCAAAAGATTCAGAACTATCCCAAACCCAAAAACTTTTATCGCCTGTGTCAACTTCTCTATATTCTGTTGAGTTCAAATAATCCATTAACTGATTATATACATTATCACTTAAAAAATTATCTTTTATATAAATCATAGAACCATTGTTATTTGATGGTCAAACATTCTATATAACTTTTCTCCGTCAACTTCAAACTCATATTCAGAATCAGGTTTAAACGAAACTCTATCTCCTTCACTAATACCTTTACTCATTAAATAATCGTTAGGGTATTTCATTTCACCAACCAATGGTTCTTCTTTTGTGTTTTTATAAATATACGAATCTTCTTTTGATACGGGTTTTACAAAACAATATCTATCAACTGCATTCCATTGTGTACCATTATGGTACATATAAAACTGCTCAGGCTCTACAAAAAATAGGTCATCTTTAAAAAAGCTTCTACCACTTCTTTGTCTACCTTTCATATCATTGTAGTATTTAAATACATTGTGGTGTACTAACAAAAAATCTCCCACCTTTATTGGACCTTTATATCCGAGGGGGAGTTCTATAACTTCAGCTTTGCGATTCGCAAATCGTGCATCTTCCAAAGAAGTACTTACAATAAAATCTATTCCACCAATACTTTTAGTATTATTATACCTCTTACCCTTTACAGGTTTGGTAATAAATGCAAACGGTGATTTCATAATTTAATTTATGAGCCACAACCAAGACAATCTATATGTGAATCAGTTGGCTTGACTCCATTTAATTTCATTTTAATATTATGGATTTTATCTGCAAGTTCCATTTCTTGCTCGAATGTTAGATTGGGTTGCTTCTTTTGTTCTGTATAAATTTCAAGT